ATACGGTTTAATAAAGTCAGGTTCTTCCTTAGGATCAGAACATGAAATATCTTCTGGTTTAGGGTGAAAACGAGTAAAATTAGCTACTACTTCATTCATCAATTCCATAGCTTTTTCTTCACCACAATATTTAGACAATTGACCACCTTGTACTGTTGATACTACTAATTTACCATCTGACCAACCACCAGCACCTAACATTCCTGTCATTACCTCTTCAGGTAAGCGATTAATAGGATCGTTTCCCTTATCAATGATAGTAATTAGTTCGCCTGGGTATCCATTATCTACTAGTTTAGTAGCTGCATTAATACCAGCTACTCCAGCTCCAATAATTACAATTTTTTTACTTTGCATTTAATCTTTCATTTATACGTTGTCTAATAATTTGTTCGTCTCTTTGTGTTGGTTGATAATCGTTCATTAGATGTTGTGGTACACCTTCCCAAGCATTACCATAATAAGCTACATTGAACTGTCTTGATTTACACTCAGCATGTACTTCTTCATATCGTTTCTTTAGATACAATAGTTTATTATAGAAGAAAGCTACGTGACCTTTACCTAATGTAAATTCAGGTGGTACACTTTTCATATTATATCTACCTCTAGACACAACATTAGGTATACGTTTCATTTCACGGTGTTCAGCAATCAAATGCTTGTTTGTTAGTTCGCGTGGTGGAACAGCAACATTAATTCTTGTCATATAATTAAATTGAATACATAAAATTAATATTTTTACTTTGACTATCAAAATAAAAGTGACGCACCTTTTGGGTGCGCCACAGCTGCATTAATATTTTCGATGCGACAGGCTATGAATCTGTCTATATGTTTATTGAACTTTATATGTGTTATTACCAATTTTTAGATCAGTGATAGTATTAAGATTAACCATTCTGTAAGAACGTTTAGGAATATCAAATACAGGTATTAATCCTTTAGAAGCAGCGTCGTATGGTAGTTCACCACCTTTAAGATAAGCTTTAACACCCAAACGAGCATTCATTACACGAGTTGTACCGTCTTTTTTAATAAACGTTACAGTAAAGAATTTACCCTTAGTATTTCTTATCAATTGCTCAGCTTGGTCTTTACTAATAACACCTGCTGGTGTTTCTGGTGTTGGTGCTTCTTCTGGAGTTTCTTCTGGGGTTTCTTCATCTGGTTTAACTTCATCAGGTATGCTTGAAGGAGGTATACCAGTATCATCTCCATCTGCCTCTTTAAGAATCCCAGCTAATTGCTGCCAACGTCTAGCCTCTTTAATAAATATCATAAAATACTATGTTTACATATAAATATATTACTACTTATCACTTTCTATATGAGATGTGTATACTTTATTAGATACTGTGTGATAAGTATGGCATTTTTTGCATTGTAGTTGTATGCGCGGTGTTCCGGCAGCTGTGTATCGTCTTTGTGAGAATTTCATATCTTCTGATGTACAATTAGGGCAGGAATATTTTTCTCCACCTAATGCTACACCATGATGTGTTTTAGCAGGTATATAACTTGACATTTCATTATATACTTTTTCTAATAAAATTACATCATTTTTACAATATTCAATCATGTAGTCTAGTGATTCCTTATCTTTATCTAATACTACTTTCTTCCACAAATCATATCCGGTGTTTGTTTTTTGTCCTATACCTAAAAATTTAGCAATATAATCTAATTTATTACTGTTAAATTTAAATTTAGAACGAGCACTTTTTAGTGTATCTAATGTGTTGTAGTTAGGAAAAACAGGGATTCTATGATATAAACATCTAGTTCTAACCCACGGTAAATCAAATCTATCTCCATTATGTCCTATCAATTCATCTGCTTCGTTAGCTATTTTGATAAATTGTTCTAATAATTTCTTATCATTTTGATTTTTATCCCAATGTAATGAATATACTTGATCTTCTCCAGCCCATTTATAGCAGATACAAATAATGGCTCTTTCTTTAATTATGTTTTCGGGAGTGATATTTAATTTAAAACCTGCTGTCCAAAACAAACCAATGTTTGGACTTGTTTCAATGTCAAAAAATAACCTTTTAATTTGACTCATTTTGATTGTATTAGTTTAATGGAAAAGATAATAAGTAATTTTGCCATAGCCAAATTAGCTTAATTCTCCAAAATCATCATTTTTATCTAAATAGAATGTATCTGTAGTTCCTTCATCGTTAGATAAATGTAATTCAATATCATTGCCATAGGGGCGTATATCATCTACAGTAACTTGTTCTCCAGCTTTAAATTTACCTATATCACTAGATATTTTAAATGTTTCTCCCTTTCGGATAGAAATTGCTTTTACTTCATTTATTAACATATATTTTTATTTTATGTTTATGCTGGTGTTTCTTCAGGCGCTGGTGTTTCTTCTTCCGGCGCTACTTCAGGAGTTGTTTCAGGTGCTGGTGTTTCTCCTGGTATTGGTGTTTCCCCAGCTGGTATTTCTGGAGTAGCTGCTGGAGCTCCAGCAGCTGCATTAAACGCTTCTGCTCCAGCGTCAGGTTTAGGAGGAGCTTCCCCGGCTATTGCTTTTTCATCAATAGCATAACTTAATTCTAATAAATCAGCTACACTTTGAGATGCTCTCTCTAATTCACCTATATTTTGCACGTTGTATTTTTTACCACTTATCTTTACTGTGTAGTGTCCTCTACCATTATATGTAATAATAAAGTCTTGATCATTAATCAAATTAACAGAAAATGTAGTTGGTTTTGGAGCTACTAGCTTTATACCAGTAATAAAACGGCCAAATGATGGAGACATTAAATCCTCCATCATTTTTTTTAAGCCAGGAAAACGGTATATTAAATACATTGATTTTTCAGCTCGTTTTTGTTGTTCTTCGGCTTCTTTAATAGCTTTTTTAATAGCTACTCTAATGTATTTTTCTAATAGTAGTTTTTTATTCATTATTTATCCCCTTTCTAGGTGATTAACTGGAGGTATTTCCAACATATATTCAATCGATTCATTATCCCATCCTGCTCTTTCAGCAAAATCTATTAAATCACTTTTAGTAAAGCCAGATAATCCACCATCTGGGTCTTCAGGATTATCCATACCGCCAAATAAAGAACTATGTGATGCTAAATAATCTATAGCTCCTTCAATAGTATAGCTACCTGGGTTGCTGAAGTATGTTTTAATACCTCTTGCTCCTTCAGGATCAACTAAAGATACAAATCTAATTATTTGATTAGATGTAAGTTCTTCGTTTAATTGATTTTCTTTTAATAATCCAGCTAATTGCTGCATTCTTTTAATTTCGTTGAGTTGTTTTTTCATTTGTTTTATTTTATTTTTTAGCTTGTGATTTCCACATTTGAGCAGCAGCAATTGCTTGTCCTTTTTTACCACCACCTGCAGCTGCAGCTACTTTTTCAAATCCTTTACCTTTTTTACCAATATCTTTACCAGCGCGAGCCTTTTTAATCACTGTTGACTTTTCTTTCTTAGTCATACCAGCTGATGGTTTTTTCTTTTCTTCTATCTGGTTTTCTCTCATTTCAGGTTTTAATGTTTTAACGGACATTATTTTATTATTTCCGTCACTAAACCTTACATATATTTTAGCACCTTCTTTAGCTTGAGTTACAGGAGATACTGGTTCTACTTTAGTTATAACTCCGGTACCGTATTTCTTGTGGTGAAATTTTTGATTTACTCTATAATCTGTTTTAGGAGTATAATTATATTCTTCACCATAATCTTTAGATTTAGAACTATGTTGTCTTCCCTTATCTCCTCTTTCTTTAGTAGCTTCCTTTATAAAATCTCTCCAACTTAAACCTCTTGAACCTAAAGATCCACTGTTCCAATCTTTTTCGTCTCTAAATTCCTGTACAGAATCATCTACAAATCTTTCAAGATCTTGGTTTAATTTTTCTAGGTTATCTTTGTATTTTTCGTATGTGAATATTTTTAATGCTTCTTCTACAACTCCTTCTACATAGATATCTTCGTTATATTCATCTAATAACGATTTTACAGTGTTTTTAACTTCATCTTTAAAATCTAAACGTGCATCTGATTCCTCATCAGTGAGTTCAGAATTATTTTCTTTTAACTTTTTTTTTGAATCTTCTTTGTTAGCTTTAGGCTCAGTTTTCTTTTCAGCTTTAGGCTCAGCTTTTTTTTCAGCTTTAGGTGCCTTTTCAATTAAACCAACCATTTCTTTAATTTTCTCAGTTTCAGACGTAATTTTACCTTCAACTTCAGAAATTTGGTTATCTAACATTTCAGCTAACTTAGAATGAGCTGTTTTAATTTTTTCTAACTCATTAACAAACTTTTGCATATGAGCATACTCAGCTACGAATGGTTCTGTACCACCTTCATTAATAGTATATTGGGATAAAGATTCTTTCATATTCTTTAAACCCGCTAATTCTTTTTTAAGATGTACTAACTTACCACCACTTTTAGGTAAACCGTTAGCTTTTTCTTTCTTTTCAGCTTTAACTTCTGTTATAGCTTGACGTATAATGTTACGTACTTCGGTAATATTCATTTTATATGTTTTGTATGTTTATATGTATAAATATATGAAAAATTAATCTAAATCTTCTAATCCAGTATCGTCTTTACTTAAATCACGAGCTATATCCTTCATTGTATCTGATGCCCATTTTTTCTGTAATGGTTTTAATTCACCATTAATTGCATTTTCAACAAATGGAAAAAATTCATAGTCTGGCATTTTATATAACTCCGCAAAGAACAATTCACGTACACGTGGATCATCGATATTGCTTTGATTATATATATCTGATATAGCGTCATATATAAATTTACCATATTGTAAATCACGAGGCTCATTTGATAATTTATCCACAGCTCCGACAATCGCTTGGTTTTTTTCTTTATCAGCTCCAAAGCCTTCAGTTCCAACAATCTCATACAATCCTTTTACAATTTCATGTACTAACATTGGAAAACATATAGCTTTAGCTTTAATAACGAATTGCTCGTTTTCTTCATCATATTCCATCTCACTTTCACCACCTTGCATTTTTTGACCTTGTGCTAGAGCAGCTAACATCATTGCAATAGCATTTTCGTCATCATATATACCAAATGCTAATTTAAGTATTTCACCGTATTTATCTACTAATTCTGGATTGATCGCATCTAAGTATTCTTTAAATAACATAAATCCAAAAGCACCTCTAATAGAAGCACCCTGTGTTATACCATTAATAATACGACGTTTTGCTTTTAATTTTTCCGGATCATCTTCACCAAAATCTGGAGATGTTGGGTCCTCTTCATTAGGTTCATCAGATATATTTAAATCATCTAACCCTACTATTTTAGCATCAATCTTAATATTAGCGTAATCTATAATAGGATAAGCGTCAGTTACCATTTGAGCAGCAACCATTTCTAACTCATCACGATATCCATCTTCAGCACTAATAATTTCGTTCAATAATTGTTGTGAACGAACCATTGTTTGCATTAATGATTTATTGCCAAGCATTTGACGTAAAGAAGCACCAGACTTACCCTTTAACGTAGCAAGCGTTTTAGGTGAAAATATTTTTTCGTATTCTACTTCTGTTAAACGTCCCATTATTTTTTAGATTTAAAGCGTGCTACAATTTTCTTTAACATTTCGTCTTCATTCATTGAAGCCTTTGGTTTTGGTTTTACATCAGGATTCCCTAACGGACGACGAGGTTTTGGTTTACCAGGATCGGTAGTTGGAGGAGCTACTGTTGGTTTAGGAGTAGTAGCAGGATTGTTTTCTGCTAATACTTCTTTAACTAATTTACGTAGTAATTCTATATTCATTTTTATTTATTTAAATGTTTTTTCAATATATTTTTAACTTCATTCTTATGTTCAGGATGATTAGATAAATACTCACGCACAATATATGGATGAGATTCAGCTAAATTTCGTCGTTGTAAATCACGCATTAAGTCAGCTGGCGAGTTTAATGATGAAAGTCCTCCTTGAGGGAACAATATGTAATTTGAGTTGCCCGGTTGTATATTAATAGATGCTATAGTTTGTCCATTTGCTAATCTAATGATATAAATTTTACTTGGTCCTATAGCTAACACTTGAATAACATTACCTCTAGCACCTAATTGATTATTACGACGAGCTGCACCTCTATCTCCATTTGGATTGACATTTACAGCGTTATCAACATCTAATCTTCTAGCACCTAATCTGTTAAGTGTTCTTAATCTTTCAAAAGCAGTACTTAATCCAAGTTGAGTTAATAATCCAACTACATTTATATTTCCACCACCAGTTGCTGGCCGAATAGCAGGAGCATTAGTAGTACCTGCTGGTCTACCTCTTCTATCTTGAGGAATAGCTACTGCTTGACCTGCACCCTGCATTGCAGCTGGTGTAGTATTTAGCATTCTAGCTGCAAGTGATGCAGGAATGTTAGCTTTAACTAATTTACTTGAAGCTGGAGATACCCCATAGCTATCTCTTGGAGTTCTACTATTAACAACATAAGGTACATCATTATATATTAAAGGTTTATATATACTACCTTCAGCCATAGGAATACCAGCTTCAATAATAGCTTTAATAACGCTTCCATTACTAATTCTTCCTGCTTGACCAAGTCCTGCTAATAATTCATCATCAGTATAAGTAACACCTTTAGTTCTTAAATAAGCAAAATAAGATTTATATACTTCAGGATTTTCAGAATAAGATCTTTTATTATAGTCCCAACCAGAAGTATAATAATATTGTCCTAATATTGCATTAAAAGGTGTTGCCTGTTCCTCTCTAAACACAACTAACGGAGCCTCTTCATCTTTGGTAGCTAAAACAATACTAGGAATGTTTGCCCAATTAATACGCCTTTTATTAAGAGGAATTGATTTTATTATAGATATAAAACTATCTTTTTCTACATAGCGTGGAATATCTATATCAGATCTAACATAAGATAAAACATTTTGTTGAAATGTATCATTATCTGTTTGTTGAGTAAGCAAAGATTGAACATCTTCATCATCAAAAGATATTTTAGATAAAGTACCATTTTCAATTTTATATGCCGATAATGAATTAGAGTCAAGTAATACTGTTTTACCGTCTATTTCTTCAGATACGATTGCTGAATTAGGGTCTGTTTTTGCTTGTTCTAATACTTTATCTATCGTATTCTTATCAACAATTTCATCTTTAAATAGATCTACCAAAATATTAAAAGGTATTTTATCTAAATCTGGGTATTCTAACAGGTATTTAGCTGTTCGTTTATTTAGTTTAACGTTAGGGTAATCGTCTTCTGCTTGGTATAAACCAATACTTACATTATTTGATAAATTTAATTTTACAATAGTGGAGCCGTCTTTAGTAACATATAATCTATCAGTAGGCTTTAGATCCCATTTGTTTAAAATGGTTAATAATTTTTTAACATCAAACGGAATAACATCTAAGGGTAAATATTCTAAATCAATTTTACTTCTTAAATTAGCAGTAATCGATTTTCTATCCTGGCTATTAAATTTGTCTAAGTTTTTTAATAATTCAATAGGATTAACAATACCGGAGTTAATAGCTATAAAATTAGCTAATTGAGAATACTTTGGTAGATAATTACGTACAAATTCTTCATTACTAACATCACTGAACAGTTTTTTATTTTTTCTAATTACTAAATACTGTTCTTTATCACTAAACGGCATTTTAGCCCATTCTCTAACACTTATTGCTTCTGTTGAATAAAGTTGATTAATTTTTTCCTTACTAGATAAAGGAATATATTTTAATATACTTTTAATATTAGGAATATCATTCAACCAAGGAACTTCGCTTAACAATGAATTAAAATTCATTGGTCTTGATTCATAAGGAGAGTTTTGTCTATTAGTATAAACATATCTATTTCCTTCATCAGTTTTGTCTGGGTTTCTAACTTGTATAGCTACAAAGCTTAATTTGTCACTATCGGACATGTTAGCATTTTTAGCTAAATAGAAAGTTGGGTTTCCTTTATCTACACTGTAGCGATAAGTTCCAAATGAGCCTCTAGTTATACACCACTTTTCACCAGCACCGTATGTAATACAATTACCTTCTTTAGAACCATTCCATATAGTTATACCATCTTGATTATATACTACATCAGGAGTAATATCTATTGCCTCTTCAGGTTCTTCTACACCTTTAGATGATGTTACTAATCTTATCAATTGAGATAAAGAATATTTAAATAAATCTTTTTCCTGTATGTTGGTAGAATTACCTCTTAATTGATCAAAACGATTAATGTAAGCTTTTAGTTGATTATCTGTTATTTGAATGTTTAAATCGTCTGCTTCTTCCTTAAATTTATCCATTAATTGGGATACAACGGATGGAGCATAAGCTTCTTTTAAATCATTATTCCAATTATGAACAACATGTAATATAAATTTATATATAGGTTTCATATTTTGTTATTATATTATTAAAATTTAGTATTAGTCGTGAGATCCTTTTTGCAAAAAGTCAACTTTAGTGCGCAATTCTGCTACTTCAGCTGTTAGTTTTAATACTAATTTTCTTAAATCATCTTTTTCTTTAGAAGCTTCAACTAATAATGCTTCTAATTTAGCAATACGATCTTTACAATCATGTCTTATAAATTCTTCATCACGTTCTTTTCGAGTTGCTCGTTTTTCATAATATCGGAACGCCTGGGTTCCACCTAAAGTTGCTATTGCTGTTATAATTACAGAAAAAATATTATCGTTCATTAGCTAAGTTTATTAGAGACGGTTTACTAATAAATATTAACTTTCTACGTAATCTTTTAATTTTTGTATGTATTCCTGTAGATCTTTAGTTATTTGCTCTTTAGCCACACCATTTCCTGTCCATTTTTCAACATCGCCAGCTTCAGTAATGAAATCATCGTTTTCATTACCCATCAGGGCTAATTCCATCAACGCATCTTCCATTTCTTTAATATGTACTTCAACACCACGATGTGTTAATTTACGAGCATATTCATCATATTGTCCATTGCGTTTCAATTCAGTTTCCATATTAATGACACACTCAAAGCAGTTGCCATGAATAGGCCACATTTTTTTATTTAACGTTGTTGATTTCATAGCTTTACCACAGTTAGGACAAACAATAGGTAATACTACTAATTTTTTAAGTTCATCAAAACGCGTTATGGTTTGTTTAATACCATTTTTAATAGTCCATTGTTTACCATCTTCCTCCCACACATCACCCTCTTTATGGTCTATTTGTTTTTTAGTATATCCGACTTGGGTGGACGTTTTGGCTGTGTAATTTTTAGTAATAATATTGCGCATTCTTTGCACATCTTTACTCTTAAATTCACGTTGTAACATTGATTCACTCATAACTTTAGTTTTTTAAGTTGTCTTATTGTATCTGCAGCTGATGTATGTAATATTCCTATACCACCTTTGTTATTCCATTCATTAATAGTTGATTCCATATCATCAATTAATATACGATTTTCACCAGCAAATAATTGTTTTTGGTGTCTAGGATAAAAATAGGCCTTATTGTATCGATTAGGTATGTTAATTTTTAACCATGCTTCTTTACCTACTTTAGATGAAGAACTACGAGATGGTGAAGATAAAATATTTGGTTTATATTTCTTAATATAATTCCAAAGTGTATGTCCATCAGGCATCCATTCCAAATTAACCCAAAAAGCAGGACCTTCTTCATCTATTGGGGTCCAAAAAGCAGCATCACCTTTAACGTATTGTTTAGTACTAATACCCGTTAGATCTTCATATCCTTTTTCAAAATTGACAAGAACACCGTCCATGTCACAGTAAATAATATACATAACTTTATTTATCTTGTTTTGTGTGTTTGTAACCTGCTTCTATATCTTCAAATTCGTCTTTATAATCTTTAATAAATATAGCGTCAGCCTTAATTGGATTAGTTATATTAAATGTTTCATCTTCATATTGTGTACTCAGTTTATCCATAAAATCTGGTTTGAAGTACAAATCAGCATCTTTTGCTAATGCTCTAAAAATTACAGGTACACCTTCTTTTTTTAATTGTAATATAGGTGTTTTTTCACTTCCTGTGTTTAAAGCAAAGCCAGAAGCACTATATAAATTTGTACTCCATGATGATACTTTACGTCTTGAAGAATAAATTCTATCTGGTACATAAATATAGTCCTTAGTTTCTACAGCTTCAGGACTATCCATCCATTCAGCTGCTTTTTCTTTACTAATATAAGTTCCTCTATAAATGTATGTATTACCACTAAGTTCAGGATCAGCTATTTCAGGATATTCTTTCTTTAATTTTTTAAACAAAGGAATAAAAGAATCTAAACTAATATTAGTATAAACATCAGCTTCAGAATCAGCATATTTCTTTAATATTTTAAATAAATCGGCTTCAGCTGGTGTATCTTGTTCAAGTTCATCTTTATACCATAAAATACTAACTCCTGAGTCTTTATCAGCCCATAAATAATCTCCATACATTCCTTCTTTTAACAACATATCATATATTTGCTTATGTTGTTTACCAAAATCCCTTAACAATACTCCAGCTTTAGCATTTGCTTCATTTTCAATATCACTACCAGTCTCACCGCTTTCATAATTTATTCTTCCGTCTTCGTCTTGTTTACGATGAACTAATTCATGAGCTAATGTTCTTAACACATCAGCCATGTTTCTATTCTTACAATAGATCCATATTTTATTGTTACTTGGATCAAAATAACCAAAGCTACTTTTATCTTGTGCTTGAGCAGTATCGTAGGATAATGTTAGTTTTTGTGGTGGTTTCTGGATAGCTAAGTTTTTAATAGCAAATTTAATAAATTCACCTATAGTACCCGTTTCACTCTCATTTAATTTAGTTTCTTTCAAAGGCCATGGTTTAGGACCTTTTAAATCTAATACACCTAGTAACACTTTAGGTATTTTACCCATTTTTTTATAACTACGTAATACATCACCACCACTAACTAAATAATATTTATCTTTATCGTAATTCAACACTAATGGAGGACCATCATTACCTGTATTATTATCTATATTTTCTAATTTATCCCATATATCATCACTCAACACAACTAAATTACCCACAATAAAAGCATATCTAATGTCAGGTATAGGTGTATTAAATACACTAGCTGCTTGTTCAATTTCTGTTTCTTTTGTACTTACATATGCTTGAAGAGTATCATCTGTATTTTGGTGTTGTACTTCAGCTATATCTTGTTCAAGTAATGCTTTAGCCAAAAATAATCCTAGTTCTTTATGTGTCATAATATATTAAATAAATTAGGTGACTTGGAGTAACCAAGCCACCTATAAATATATTTATCTGTTATTATTCTGCTAATTTAACGCTTATAGGCAATGTTTCAGTAGCTGGTTTGGCATCTGGGTTTTCTAGTTTATATATCTCTTGTACGTTAAGGAACATTCTCATTAAATCTTCAATAGAAGAATCAAATGTCTTCAACTGCCACCCATCTCCTTGTATTTTTTTACCTTGTTTGTCAGGACCACGAGTAGCTGCTTTTAACCAAATAATACCAATTTTTGTTATTTTTTCATCGTGAGTTTCGTTCCACGCTTCAGCGTATGAAGCTAATTGTAATCCATAGCTAATATGTATTGAATTTGATGTTTTATTATCCAATAACCATAATTCATCTTTAAGACGAACAATTAAGTCAGCAGTACCTGCATATTTATGTTTATCAGAAAATAAATGATATTCCGCCGCTACTAATTCTGGTTTATGTGTGTTCCAAAAATCTGTAAATTTTAATATCATTTTCCATACATCTAAGTTATACTTAGCATTTCCATATTCATCTATCCAATTTACTTCTTCACCATTTAAAAATGCTTCAATAGCATTGTGTACTTGTGTACCTTCAGCAGCGGCTTTTTGAGCAATAATATCAGAATTATGTCCTACATCTTTTAACCAATCATGGAAAAATTTATTTTTAGGAAAATAATTTAATATGCTAGATACAGAGGGATAATATTCCCCATTACGTCTATAAAAACGTTGATCTAATACATTAATTTGTTTATTATCATCACTATATTCAACAATACGTTTAATTTTAGGATCTTTGATAATGTTAGTGTTTCTTTCTATCATAATAATTGTAATTTCTTCTCAAGCAAGCTCTGGAAATTTAGAGGTATTGTTTTCTCAATAGTGTTTAAAAAGGATTCAAAGCCAATTTCATTAGCATCTTTTCCATCCATTTCAACTAAGTATACTTCTTTACCATAAGACATAAGCACTTCAGCTTGTTTTAAGGCATCCTTTCTAGCGTCTTTATCTAATGCAATGTAAATTCTATTTACAGAAGATTTAACTAATTTTTGCATTAGCTTATCATGCAATACTTTACCAAACAATGGTATAACATTACGTTTAATGGTTAAAGCATCAAATATACCTTCAACAAGTATTATAGGTGCATCCCAATTTATAAATAACTCCCAACCAATAGTGTCTTTAGCAGCTACGGGTGGATTCTTATACTTTTGAGGTGTACTACCTTTGTAATCCCTAGCTATAAAATAATTTAATCTTTTATTTTCATCGTATGATGGTATTATAACTCTATCTCCGTATTTACCATCTTTACAAAAACCTATATTATATTTTATTATATCGTCTTGTGTTATACCTCTTTGTTTTAAAAATAAAACAGCGTGTTTAGCTTCAATCTGAATTATTTTGTCTTGAATTTTATTAGTATCAATTAACGATACAAATTCTTTAGGTAATTCTAAAACACAGTTTGTTTGTTTTTCAGTCTTATTAGGAACAATTAATATATTTAGTTCAGCTATTTTATCGTGTGGTGCTTTTATTTTTTTAAATAATGAAAGCATACTTTTACCTTTAGCACCGCATATCCAACAATGCCAAAAATTCTCACGTTTTTCATTAGTACGTAAGTTAACCTCTAATTTATTCTTATGATGTGTGCAAAATGGACATTTAAAAGCATAATTACCTTTGCTTGTTGGTTGTCCCTTACCTAATACTGATTCTACTAAGAACAATAAAGCTGTGTTATCCATACACTAAATGTATGTTTTTATTTTGCCTATAACAAGTCTTTACGGTAAAACTTTCCTAAAATATTATCATTCATAAAACGATCATCTTCCAAAACATTATATTGAAATAAACATTTTGTTTCCCAATATGTTAATTGTTTTTTAGTTTTACATAACATTAATACATAACGCTTCATTTCATCTTTAGGAAGTGATTTTACTTCAGTATTAGAACCATAATACGTTTTCCAATCGCTTTCCTTCACAACCGTTTTTTTAGTAGGACGTTTACCCCTAGTAATGGGTAATGCTGCTAATTCTTTTTTACCTAATTTTTTATTACTGGTGAGGCAAAATGCTTTTTTACCAATATAACTACGTCCTGTTTTAGTATGGACAGTCATATATACATAACCGTAATATTCATCTATACTAAATGAAGGATCATTAATCATATCCTCCACCTCAGTAGCAGGACCTAAAATTTGAAACATAAATTTATTTTAATTTGTTACCATTTTCTACAAGACCAATAATTAGCTTTCCAACGTGGTCCTGGGTTGTCACAATTGTGTCTTTTGCGATATGCGCTACGGCGCTTCGGGTTGTTAACTTTAATGTTCATTCCGTGAGCACCAAAATTAACTTTTACAACTTTACCTTTATTATTTTTAACGTATACTTTAAACTTTTTAACATCACCCTGCATTATTTTACCTAATTTAACAGTACGACCATGGTATTTAGCTTCAGTAATACAAGGGCAGTTAGCTTCATTTATCAGTTGAGCATACTCTTTTATAAATTGAGTAAATTCTTTAAGATCTTGTTCGTTCTCTACATCATATTCATCTATATCATCCTCACCTTCTTTAATAGGAACACAGTTAGGTACTTGTTTACCATCTTTTTCTTTCATTCCTATTTGCTTATAACCGTCCCAACAAGGGTTACTTTCTGATATTATGTCTAGTAGTTTAATCATTTTATTTTAATTTAGGTTGGAACCAATTTGAACACCATTTGTTTGGATCTTTTATAGGTTGACCATTTTCATCATTTAAAAAATATGTACCCGCCCATTTTTGATAATCAGGACTAGCGCAAGTCCATCTACCTTCATCTTTATTATAATTTATAAATTTACATTTAGCACAGCTAAAACCTACAGGAGAATACATAAAGGGAGGAGACCCACCATTTTCTTCATTTAATATATTCATTAATTTAATCATTACACATCATATTTAACTACAAACGTCATGTCTGTATCAGGTGACATCATAATTGGTTTACCAAATTTAGCTACAGCTAATAATTCGTTATTATCATTATATAACCCAAGCATAGTAGCATAGGTATAAAAGTCAGATCCAGTAGCAAAATCTTTAATAAGTCCATTAACGTAACTACCCGATACTAAAGTAGGATTATAAGATAAATTATAATCACTTTCCTTCACTAAACAACGAACTTCATTCTCATAAACAGTATGTTCGTTTTTGAATGATAAAGCAAATGATCCGGTATGTACTATTAATGGCATGGATATAAATATTATAATAAGCAACTATTCTTGGATGTTTCTATTATTTCATTAACATAGTTGTATGAACAAAATTCAGGATCAAATGTATTTTCTATACCATATGGGTAAGTATTTATATATTTTCCCTTCATAAATAATTTACCATGCTCCGTTACACCGGCGTTATGAAATATAGGCAATTCATCCCATTTGTGTATTCTATCTGTAGCCCAGCAAAAATCTAATCTGCTATCTACTTTAGTTTCATGGCCAAATAACCAAGCATTCCACAATAATGACCACATTCCAGCAGTCCATTTCTGGATAGGATATCCATTGCCTTTGTAGTGGGGTTCTGTATTACAAAAATGTCTATATAATTTAATAGAATCATTTTCAACTTTTTCCCAATATTCAAACGTTGCTCCTTTTACTATATGTTGAGCTCCTCCAGAATTTGAATTTAATAATTTGGGTATTAATGGGTCAATTCCTATTACATCACACATTCCTTTATAAACATCTTCACCTTTAGTTAATATATATTGAGTTCCAATATAACCAACTGTATTACTCAAATACCATATCTTATCACGAGTCATTGCACTAAAATCTACAGGTTTTGTAAATAAAATATCTGAGTCATGTATAAATAAAGGAGTATCTACAAGTTCGGGGTGAGCTTGTATATGTTGTTTTAATATATTAAAATAAATAGAAGGAATATATGTACGATCTGTTCTAGTATCTTCATAAAAGAAAAATCTAACATAATTATATCGATTAACAAGTTTATCCCACGCTTCAATAGTTTTGGAATTACTAGTTTCGTGGTTAGGACTCCAAGCTACTAATATATCAATATCATTACCACTAATTCCATTTTTAATGAAATTATTAATCATTACTTCAACTTGCCAAGCGTAATATATTAAGCGAGGTTGTACACATATATAACGTAAATTTTTCATAACATTGTTTTATATAAACTATGAAGGACAAGCAGGTGGTATTTGTAATCCAGCTGTTAAGTATACTAGTGTATAAGATGGAGTTGGAGATACTTCATAAGATACACTACCTATTACATTGTCTATATCATCACTATAATATATTTCACTTCCATTTCCTATATCACATATTCTATAACGAGCTACATTACTTATTCCGCTAACCCAAGAACCAGTTACAGAATAAGGTACTTGAGACTCAGTTAAATATATTGTACCTGTTTGCATTACTCCAGATGTTGTTTTAGTAAGTATAGTATTACCACTAGCATCTTTAATTCTTAATGATCCTTGTCCAGCCCCACTAAGACCTACAGTCCAATCTAAAGTATAAGGAGGTAAAGTAGTAGTAGTTGTACAAGAAGCGTCGGAAGTACCTATACCATAAATGTAATATGGATCACTTGAAGGTGTAATTAAAGTAGTTGTTAATACGGATATTGTTTCTCCAGATAATAATGTTACAGAAGAATATCCTTCACTAGTTCCATTTAATATTATTGTAGAATATGATCCTGTAGTTCCTAAACTTCCTTCATAATCATAATCTACTTGTATATCAGAAGTTACAGAAATACCATCTCGTGTTTTAGCATATATGTAAGCTGCTCCTTCAATATTAGTATAACATAAATCAATAAGTAATGTAGGTAATGTTGTTGTACTAGTTGTGCTTGTAGTGCTAGTTGTAGTACTAGTAGTTGTGCTTGTAGTGCTAGTTGTAGTACTAGTTGTACTAGTTGTAGTAGTACTCGTCACAATAGTTAAATCAACATAATTGGTACAAGAAGAAACAGATTGAACTCTTATAATAGTTGCACTATCTGGAACTAAATTAGTTATATATCCCGCTAATAAAGATGCTTTATCTATTCCTGTTTCAATAGGATCTACAAAACCATCAGCATCAGTATATAAACTAAAGTTATCTGTGTTAGTACCTGCTACATCCAATATTATTTTTATGCTTTGCATGTTTATTTATTAAATTCCACCATCTATTATGGTCCAATTATTAGGTGATCCTGTTAAAATAGCTTTTCCAGCTGCTCCCGCTGATGTATATTTAATAGTACCAAAATTAACAGTTAGGTTAGGTTGTAATGTAAGTAAACTCCATCCGTTATATATTGCATCTAAATTAGTTGTTGAGAAATCTAGATTAGTCTTGTAAGTCATAAATTCACTCATGTTTGTAACAGAACTTACATTCCAACTACCAATATTTTGGTTAAATGCGGTTGCATTAGTAAACATATAACCCATGTTTGTAACAGAACTTACATTCCAACTACCAATATTTTGGTTAAATGCGGTTGCATTATTAAACATTGCATACATGCTTGTAACAGAACTTACATCCCATGAACCTATGTTTTGGTTAAATAATGGAGCATTATAGAACATAAGAGCCATATCAACAACGGAACTTACATCCCATGAACCTATACTTTGGTTGAATGATGTTGATCCAGCAAACATTCCATACATACTTATAGCTGAACTTACATTCCATGAATTAAGGCTTTGGTTAAATGCGGTTGTATTACCAAACATACTGTTAAAACTTTGACCAGCACTTACATCCCATGAACCTATGTTTTGGTTAAAGGCATTAGTATCAGCAAACATAGAACTAAAGTTTTGTACAGAACTTACATTCCATGAACTTATATCCTGATTGAAAGGAGTTTGAGAGAACATATTATTCATGTCAGTAACATTAGATGTGTTCCAAGAACTAATATCTTGATTGAAATTAGTTACAAAAAACATACTACTCATGTTTGTTACAGATGAAACATCCCAAAAATTGATATTATTAATGGTTGTTAATGATCCACAATTTGCAAACATCCATGTTAAATTAGTAGTTCCAGTTAAATCTAAAACATCAGATACAGAACTTAAATCTAAATTATTACAATCAAAGAAATAATATCCATCGTTACCTAATCTTAAACAACCCCAACTTACAATAGTAAGTATTTTGTCTTTATCTCCAGAAGCATTAAATCTCCAACCCTCAATATTTCCACTTATAGAAATAGTGTATGTTCCGTTTGATGCATATGTATGTGTAGTTTCGGCTTGATCCCATGAAGTAATAGTGTCTGTATTACCATCACCCCAATCCACTATGAAATCATACACACCGCTAGACACTAATGGAAGACTAATTTGATAACTACCTGCTGTATTCCAGGTAGATACAAAAGGAGGTACTACAACTGCTGTTCCAGAAAGTGAACAATTTAATGTTGTAGTAGTTGTTGTAATACATGAATCTACAAGTATAGAAGCAACAGCTATATTACTAGTGTCGTTTTTATCTCTTACAGCTACCCATCTAGTACCAACAGGTACTGGTGAATAAGTAGTTCCAAGACCACCATTTATAAAAGGACCAGCAAGAGCTGAATTTTCAGATAATTTAGTTGCATTCGTTACTTCATATACTCCGCTTCCTCCAGTTAAAGTTTCAATTGTAACATAAGGAGATCCACCGGAACATCCAGTACTTAGTGTAAAATTAATTGGGTATCTATTAACAGTAGCTGTAATTTTAGCTTTATTGCTTCTTAAATGCAAAGCACACGAACCTGCTATATCAGCTCCTATAGTATAATATACATAATAAGCACCAGGAGTAGTAGATGTTAATACAACACTACCGTTACTTCCTGTAGCCCAAGAATATCCGGGTCCAGCAACACCATCTAATAATACTATAGATCCTGTATTTAATACTCCACTTCTAGCATAATCATTTAAAGATGCTGATATTATTTTAGAAGAATCAGTTGTTAAAAATGAAATATTATCATTTTTAGCTACTGGAGGTAAAGGAAACATCATTTGATAGTCTTGGTTAGTTATTATACCTAAACCATGAGCATAGAATATATTTCCTATATGAGTTTTTGTTGATTTATAATCATATAAATTTCCATATCCATCATCTTTTATATAATAAGCAGATGAAGATAACTGAAAATTACCTGGTAGTATTTTATTTCCGTAAATATCTTGATTAATAGCTAATACACGAATCCCCTCCATAGCACCAGTAGGGAAATTAGTGATTAAATTATCGTTATCGTTATATACAAAGTAAGATGCTGTAGGACGTTGTTGTGAAGCAGACTCATAATAAATTGAATTTGCTAGTGAAGATGTATTTAACGAAGCCGTATAACTTTGATAGAATAGTTGATTTATACTACCGTATACTAATCTTTCGTATTGCCCTTCTGTTATTACATCATCCTCTAAAGAGAAACTACCAGTAACATTTGTACCTTTATATATAGTTAAATATTCAGATGATGTAGGATAAGGACAGTAGCTTAAATCCCATTGCTTGTTAGCGTGATAGGGTACTACTGTAACGTCTGATTTATTTAACTTTTTGAATGAAGACATGCATTAATAGTCTAATTTGATTCTAATTAAGGCTTCCTTGGTGAAATCTTTAGTTAATGGTTTACTTAACTTAGCTACTGCTAACAACTCATTATTATCGTTATACATACCTACTGTTGTAATGTATGTCTGAGGATTATTAATTAAGGTTGTGTATAATAAGTTACCATTATCATCTATGATAGATGGATTTGTTGTATAATTAAATTCACTATTTTTAATACGTGTAAAGAAATAACGTGAAGAAACAGTTTCAGATGACTGTAATGTAAAACTAGATCCTGCCGCTATTGATTTATATAATTTAGTATTATTATAATTTGCACTTGTTATACCTGTTGTTGCTGTTGTTAAAGGAGCGAAATAATTTCTTAAATCTACTACAGACGAAGCGGTAGCATTTAACACAACAATATTCAAATCAGGGAACATCATTCCATAATAAGAAGAGGATGCAGCAGGTGTATAGGCATTACCATTACTACCACTAATAATATAATAAACTTTATTTTCACCTATAAAACGAGTTAAGCTTGTAGTATTACTATCGTCTGTTAATTTAATTGTATTACTACCGCTAGTAAGTGTTAAATTAAATGAACCAGGTAATAATGATTCTTTATATCTATTACGAGCTATATTAATTACAAATATATCTTTTGCTGTTGTAACTCCGTTATCAAAACTGAAATTTTGTGTTTCAGTTCCGTAAACTAAATTTCTGTATTCACCATACACTACACGAGATGGAGTATAATGAGCAACACTATTGTTAATCAAGTTAGAACCAGATCCATTCATGTTACCATATTGAATAGAGAACTGAACGCTACCTGTACTAGTGTTATAAACATCTAAATAATATTCAGTGTATGTGCTAGCAGAAACAAAAGTAGTTAAAGTATTACTATCTCCACTAAACAAACCACGCACTACGGTTTCTGAACTAATTACTGAATCGTCTGTGTTATATTTTGAAAATGACATATTATTTTGTTATTTTAGTATGTTGATACTTTTTGGATGTTTAAAGGAATAGTAATTCTAGCACCACTATCTCTACCAATTACTGTTATTGTAGTATACAAAGTAGAAAGTGTAGAACCAAATAAAGTGTTAATTGTTGTACCAGTTAATGTAAATGAAGTACCAACTTGTGTTACTGATAATACAGTTCCGGTAGTTGTGTTTAAGTCATTAGTAGGAGTTGTTGTAGTAATACCTGTACCAGTAAATGTAGATACTAAACGAGAATCAGCTATAGTAGCTGTGTATCCGTTTGCTTCAAATGTACTTGTAGCACCTAAGTAATTAAGTGTTTGTGGAGTAATAGTTAATGAAGCACCTTGTTTAAGTACAATTGTATTATAACCTAAACTAACAACTGGTAGTTTTGATGTACCACGAGATAATGTTACTAACTTATAACGCATTATTTGTGATTCATTAGGAAACGCTTCCAATACAGGAGTGTTTTCAATTGCTTCACCGTAAAATGCAGATCCTGATGGATGATTTGGATTATACAAAGTATAATCAATTTCATCATCAGCTAATGCAAATTGAGTAATTTTAAACGAACCATCATTACGAGCCAATAGTTCACGGCCTTTTGTGGTTAATATTGCATCTACAGTTATTGTTGTAGGATTTAGAATTGCCATAGTTGTTTATGTTGTATATACTATAAATATTGTTAAATTAAATTTTATTAAAGGGGACTACTAACATCAGGATCAGAAGTTTTAACGTATACATAATATGTATTACCTCCAACCAATGTAATAGGAGAAGTATAAATTTCCACAAGACCATAATCCTTTACTATAGTAGTACTACTTGATGTTATTTCGGTACTTCCAGAAACAATACTACCACTCAAAACAGCTGACAAATATGGTCCCCAATATGATCCATCTCCATCACTAGTAAACGAGTATGAATACAATTCTATTGTAGTACCACTAGCTATAGTTGTAGAGCCAGTACCAATTTCAGATTGATTAACGAATACAGTACCACCTCCAACAGTTTGTATTGAAAAATTAGCATCTAAAAGTACACTTCCCGTTTCATAATATTCATCTAAAGACCAACTTATAATAGCAGGTTGAGAGCTAGATGATAATGAAAATGTTACTTCATAATTATGAAATGTTAATGGGATAAAGGATGCAGATATGGGAGCATTTATAGATGATCCTGAAAATATTATAGATCCTGACGTTGTGTCATTTAATATTAAAGATGATGTGTAACTTCCTGATCCATATAAAGTTAAAGTATAATTATCTCCTGATATAAGAGGTAACTCTCCCCCATTTGACGCTAAACTTTCACTTACATAATAAGTAGAATTAGTATTATTATACACAGTGCACCAACTACCACTTAAAAGATTTACTGGTGTATTTGGTGATATGTTAAACTCCCAAGGCAAATAACTATAATTAACAGATGTTATAGGAGGTGGAGGTGTATCAAATAATATATTAGATAAACCTACTGTAGTATCAGGGAAAGGAGGATAATACAGAGCTGTTGTTTCTATAGGAAAAGACGCTAATAATATACTACCACTATAAGCTAGAATTCTAAGAGAACCCATAGTTACTCCAAAATCAGATCCCGTAGTATTATATTCACTAGCCGATACAACTAAATTAGATACACCATTCCATGAAGTATAATTATTATTATCTTGAACTAAAGTTAAAGATGAAGAAGCGGGTGAATAAAATAATTGATCCATTATAAAATAGAAGTATTAATAGTTTTAAATATGTTACCAACATCGGTTTTTATATCATTAGCATCCTGTGGTATTAATATAGTTTGTGCTACTTCTCCTAATTGTTTTTTATAATTTATTATTACAGAAGTTTCATTAGGTTTTGGTCTTAAAATAGCAAAGCTTTGAGCATTTTTAAACAAAGGAATATCAACATCAGATATAGCTCTATCTAACAATACATATGTTTGTGTATTGTATGTTCCTACTTCTCTTACTTCATAATATGAAGCGTTAGGTGATGTAAAAGATCCTATTCTTATTAAATCATATTTTTGTATTCCAAAAGGATCTACTACTGGAGTGTAATAATTAGATGCAGGTAATGTTGGATTAAATGTATATGTTGGTGTAAATAATTCTTGAGCATCCGATGAAAATATAATAGCATTATCATATAGATTGAACGTTGTAAATAGAGATGGAACTTGACCATAAGTTCTGGTGTAGTTATATTCTGTTATTTTAGTATTTTCATCGTATATTTCAAAAAATGCTTTTGTAAAGGGAGAACTATCTAAAGTTCCGTTTATTTTAAAATCAAATTCAGTTGAGATACCAGTTCCATCACCAACACCAAATATATTAGTTACTGTTAATATATAAAATTGAAATCTTATAATATCATTTTCATCCAAAATGTAAGATGAATCCAAAACACAATTGACAAGTCCTTCAGCTACATCTGAGTCAGTATCACTGTCAGCTGTTATATAACTTTCATTATTGTTAACAGCTACATTATTTTTTCTATTTATTAGTTTCAAAGTAGTTTTAGCAATATATGACCATGTTGTGCCATTGTCTTTACTACGTTCTACAATACCTACTACTTTAAATCCTACTGCACCATTTCCTCTAGCTCCTGATTTGGTTCCTTTATCGTTTATTCTAAATGAAAAAGGAATTAAACCATTTAATTTATAAGTACCGCTTCTAGGAACGATATAATAAAATCTATCTGAATTGTTTAGTTTACTATATGTAGATTCTTTTGGTTCATTATTATACCCGTTTGTGGTATCGTTAAAATTTAATAAATTAAAACTATATACAAACTTTTTATCATTTGAACGTACTCCTCCACCCGTATTGTTTATTACAGACGAATAAGGCCATGTTGTGGAAGTATATTCTAAATAAGACATTGCTTTAGCAGTATCTACACCATTTACTTTATATGTATAAAGACCATCGTGTCCTCCTCCTTGATTTTGAGCAATTAAGGTTGGTTGATTATTAAATATTGTATTATCCTTATACCCATCAAGAGCATAATAAGAATAATTATCATTACAATATGCTTTTACTCCTATATTTTTTTCTACAAAATCAATGTAAGTACTACGAGTAAATTTTAAAGTTTCATTAGCTTCTCTATATAATATAGGATCATATGAAAATCCACCTTTAAATATAGTTTTAATACCATCTAAAGTAGTTTGATTAGAAGGTTGTTGTACATCAGATATAGATAATATTACTGTATCTCCTGATTTAAATGTGTTTTGTACTTCACATAAATTATTATTAGCTAAAGATAATTCAGTTAGATTATTGTTTTTATCTACTAAATATTTAAGATTAATAGATGTTTTATCGTAGAAGTTTAAACTTTGGCTTGGTATATTTTTAACCCAACCCACTTTGTATGATTGACGATCTATTACTGCTGATTTACCAAATGATAAATCTCCAACTGTGTAATCGTTATATTTGGCACTATATATTTTAACACCCTCGTAACGAGATAATTGATGTGTTTTTAATGTTTCATATGAATCTTGTAATTCAGCTCTTGATAATATACTGTTTGTTGTACCATACACATATTCAATATCTTGTCTATTTAAAGATTGTCTACTTTTAGATACATTATTTAATGTAACATTAAAGTCTGTGTGATTAAATAAATAAATTCCTCCTGCTGTTAAACTAGATGTTAAATTAAGATATGGATTAAAATTACCACTAGCAAAATAATTATGAACATTAATATAACTTCCAGTTAAATTACCATCATAATATGCTACTTTACTACCTGTTAAATGTTCGTATATGTCTGTGTATTCGGTATCAATGTTAAGTGTTTCAATCACTCCTTTATTTACATCTATATTTGATGTGTTAGATGGATTAGAGTAAGACCATTTATTTCTTTCTAAAATAGGTGAACTTATAGTGATACCTGTTGATAAATTCGCTCTTACAGGAACATAATCCTGTATCATTTTAAATAATGAATTATCAAAAAACTGGATTAAGCGAATAAAGCTATTATAATCTGTTGCTCCTATCAAGCCGTTTCCTTGTGAACCAGTAAAAGGTACTACAGAAGCACTAAGAGGAGATAAATAAGTATTTCGTTCTTGTTCTAAAGTTAAATATGAGCTACTATATTGAAATCTAGGATCACCAATGTAATCATCTATACTCCAAGTAGGATTTGCTGTTACTATAGAAGCTGAAATGAACGTATCAATTTTCTCTTGTGGTGAGAATGATACATCTACATAATGTAAATCATTTGTTCTAAATTCATTAGATGATGTAGGAACTTCTTGTAAGCTAATAAAAGGAGATAAAACACTACCACTATATATAGTGTTAGATACTATTCTTACTTTTTCGTTGTTATATTCATCTAACAATCCTGATTTTACATCACCTCCATATTCCTTAACTTGTAGTGTACTTCCAGTAATACCAAAAGTAGATACTAATGTTTGTAAACCATAAGATGTACCTTTTGTTTTTAACAATAAAGGTAAATTATGATAAATACGTTTATATGATTCAGCAAGTAAATCTTTACGTGGTATTGTATTTAAGTAAGAACCAGTAATAGTAAAGTTATTGTCAAAATTAGCACTACCACTATTACCTACTAAAAAATCAACGTTATCTGAATCTCCATATTGGTTATATAGTTTAGTTCCTAGTGATTCTAATACAAAATATACTAAATCCTTAGATACACCTTGTTCTAAATTATTATTAGCTACATTAATATCAGTTATAGATTGTAAATAAATCCATATATTATCAAAATAATGTCCAACCATATTAATGAAAGTAATATATGAATCATTATTACCATCATCTTTAATAAAAGAAGGTATTGTATATGCTAAGTTATTTTGATTGTCATTATCATATAATTCAGCACTTGATGTTAAAGCAGAATACCATGCATCAACAGATGCAGTAGATGCCAAAATATAAGGAAGTGATGAATTAGTTTTAGGCCAAGCGTATGAACTAGATTCAAAATACAAATAGTATTCATATCCATCAAACTGAGAAATAGTTGTTTCTATGCTTGATTTAGCTGTGTTAATTTCGTTTATTAATGTGGGGTTACTACCTGTTTGAGGAGTATAAACAGTAATTTGAGTATTGTAATCTTCTATTGATTTTACTTTGTCATAGAAATTCTTTACTCTTTTTTCAATAGAACTAAAAAATACAAAATTATTAAAGTCAGTATAATCTACGTTTATATCAATACTTTGTGAAGTAATTAAACTTAACAGTTGTTGATATGATTTGGTAGATATACTTTGAATACTATCAACTAAACTATCGTATGTTTGGTATGAAGTAGCTACATTGTTTTGATTAGGTATATCTATCCCAAAATTAGGTCCTCTTAGTTGAGGCCCAGGTGTTGGGAGGATTAACTTGTCTAAATTAATATCAAAAACATATGGATTAGTTTTTTCCTTAACAACCCATAATGTTGCTTTTTCCTGAATATTATCTGGTAAAGGTTGATATAGTTTAAATAAAATTTCATATCCTGAATCTACTTTATTTAACGCTACGTTTACTGCTACTACTTGATTGTTGTTTCCAAAATTAAGAAGATAATCAACAAAATAAGCAGATCCTGTATATTCATTTATTAATGCTGCAGCTCCGTTTTCAATCTGTTCATTAGTTAAAATAGTAGATCCAACTCTTAATTCTGTTCTATCTGCTGATATTTCCTTTAGAAATAATTCAGCATTTGGATTTGATAGTTTATTATTGAATAAGTTATATTGAACTTTAAATTCTCCAGATGAATATCCTAAATTTTGTAAATCTTTAATAGGATCTATTTCAATTATAGGTAAAGACCCACTAATAGGATCAATATATGAATTAGAAGGTAATTTAAAATCTTTATAACTATAATTAAAGTTTAAAAGATTACTACCAGCATCGTATACAAAATATTCAATATAATCGTTTTGTTGTCCGAAATATTCTGATAAATTTTGAGGAGCAAGTAAATTAACATCATCAGAATCATAACGTGATATCTGTTGTGTATTTACAATATTACCTATTATTTTAATATTATCTGCCATTATTTTTTAGTCAAATCGTTTATTATTGTTTGAGCATCTATTACTTGTTGTCTTAAAGCAGTTATTTCGTTTAATAATGCTTGTATATCATCTTGACTAATACTAACTCCTAAATACTCTGCTTCTTTTTGTAATATAAATTGATGAGAATTTGTATTTCCTTCTTTAGGAATTTGATAAAATACTTGTTCATATAATTCAAAAAAATCATCTACTGTAAAAGAAAGTGTTTCTTCTTCAGCATTTTGGTTTAATAATTGACTAAATTGAGTATCAATTACTCTACCATAAGTATCCTTATTAAATACAGTCTTTTGTACTGGTATTTGAGACATTATCTTATAACTTTAAAAATGTAATCTTTATCTGACACTACTACTTCCCCATCAGCCAAAACAGTTTTTATTAATATTTTATAATAACGTTCTGGTTCTAAACCATTCATATAAAGGTCAAAATAATTTCCATTAGAATCACAACTAATCTTAGTATATGACGTATCATAATCTACGACAATTTCTTCAGTATCCAAATCTTTTATTGACCAATATGAAGAGGAAGGTAAAGCTTTTGAATTAGCATAACTTAATGTTGTTCTATATCCTACTGGAGGGTAAATGTCTCTTATATTTACTCTAAAACGTTGTACTGAATCTTGTTGAAATTGACCTTTGTTGTTACCTAAAGTAAGAGCAAATAATCCATTATTTATTATACTTAAAGACCCAGTTGAATAAGATGAATCATCCCATCTAAGTTCAAGAGCTGGTGGATATATAGTATGAGAAGTATCAGAAAAATATTTTAATTCAAATTTACTACTATCATTAAATTCTAATGATGATGAATGTTTTAATATAAATCCGTAATTATTTATAGAACCACTAACCCACCCTAATACAGTATTAGTTACTTTAGCTTCAATGTCTTTATCAGACGCAAAATTAAAAGATTGGGTAGCAGTATATACTGGGTTAGTTAACCATGTACCTCCTCCTTCAGACCCCGATTCATTATATGAACCTGTAGTACCAAAAGGAAAAGAACCACTTATCCATTTTGTGTTTCCATATTCCGTACTATATTCCCAACTAACTCCATTTATAGTAGATGGACTATTACCTAATCTACCAGTACCCATATTCCAATTTTGGGATAATGTATGTACGTATATTGTATAACTTAATGGTATTTCAGAAGCTTGTGCTAAATACAATTTAATATAAGCATCAAATTTACTACCACTAATTTTATTTAAAACAATATCTGATATTTGATCAGATGGAAATTGAATAATAGGGCGAGATACTTCATCAGTACTATTTATTGATTTATATGTACTTAATTCTAGTATCTCGTCCAACCCTGTATTTAGTGTAGGGTAAAAAGAATAAAGAGTAGCACTCTTTTCAGGAAATATTTTATAAACAGCCATAATTAGTAATTACTACATATAAATATAGCAAATACCAATTTATTTTAGGATAATGCTGTATAGTATTCTTTAAAGTGCTTAATTCTATCAGGTAAACCTATAGTTCCACCATTAACACGTTTAGTAATTGATGTAACAACGGCGTCAGTTGCTCCTCCATCAGCTAATTTATGTAATCCATTTTTATGAAAAAACCAAGCAGCTGATAATAGTGGGTATTTAGTTGCTACTAATTCTGGAGATTCAACTATATTTTCAGGAACAACAGCGTCAAATGCTGTATAATTATCTTTTCCTGTTAACTGGATATATCCACGTCCGCGAAATTTATATCCCTCTCCAGTAGTTTCAACACCATTTCCCATTCTACCACCATATACTAAATTAGCTATTTTTTCAGGCTTACGTTCATATAATAACGCTTTTTCATCTGTTGGAAAATATTTTCCAAATATGCTACGTAAACCTTTAGCACTATAATTTAAATTTTCATTTAATATCTTAAAACCACCACTTTCATGACCGGCTTGAGCTAAAAAATGAGCCAAACGTAACGGAGTATTTAATTCGAATTTGGCAATAGTGTCGGGTAATTGTGCAATAACTGCATCAGGAACATGTCCTTTTAATTTGTCTAAGTTCATATATTTTATGGTTTCCCATAAATATTATTGAACTACAACTCTACCTTGTATATCTGTGTTAGGAAATCTAACTTCAAATATTGCTGGGTCTAAAGAAGGGTAAACATTTCCGTTTTTAGTTGCGCCTTTTATATCGTAACCGTATTGAGAATAATCTCCTCCTTGTTTATTTATTATTTCTAATTTAACTACAGATTGTACACCTTTTACTTGTAGTAGCTTAGACGTAATATTAGAAATAATAATAGGTTGGTTTATTTGCCATTTATCTATATTAAAATAGTCTTGTAATGTAGATATACAAGATGTTATTACATCCTTATTAGAAAATCCACTTAATATAGTAATATCAAAATTAACTCCAATATTAATATAATAAGCATCCTTAATATTAATAGCATCAGTAACCATTCTATATTGGTTAATATATGTTACTAAATTTTGCTTTAATGTGATAGGAGCGGTAGTTAATTGTTTATTGCTATTATAGGATAATATATATAAATCTAAAGATAATGGATTATTTTGTTGGGTAGTTGCTACTGTTTGTTGAGGATTATGATTAAAATCTTGAGATATATAGGCCTTAGCTATAGTACCATAATCAGATGGCATAGATAAAGCTCTTATAATATAATCATCTTTAGTTACTGCTCTTAGCTGTGTTGAATAAGAATATAATGCATTTTGTTTTATTTCATCAACAGTATCACCATTTCTACCACCACTTGACGGAATAGGATTATTAGATACTACACTAGCTAAAATAGATCCAGATAAAGGACCAGGTGTATTTTTGAAATAAATACCAGATGCATCAATAGTTGTTAAATCATTAGCTGATACATTCGATGTTATACCACCTCCTATTAAATATTTTACATTTAATGATCCAGATGGTGCTAAACCATACTCTTGAGTAAATAATGTAGAAGCTTCATTATAATTATTAGTTAATAAAGATATACCAGGAACTAAACCAGCTTGGATATTACCAGCTGTAGGTATAATTTGACTATCTGTTTTATTTGTTGATAATCCAGCACCAAATTCTAATTGTAATGTATTATCAGATAATATTCTAGATACAAATCTTCTAGGAGATTGTTGTAGCTGCAATAAGTAAGGTACTTGATCTGTACTGTAAGAAGGATTAGCTATTTTCTTAAATATAGAAGATTGGGCTAAATAAGGAACTTCATACCAGTTATTACCATCACTACCAGTAACATTTAATATTTGTAAAATATTATCATCTGTTATATTAGCAGTTGCAAATTTTTGATTTGCTGGTATTGTTATAGTAGTAGATTTTATTTCAGCTGATATAGCTGGTACTGATTTTTTAAATAAATAGTAGTTACTATCAACAAACGTTATTTCAGTACTACCAGTATCAGTAAAATCTATCTGTTGGGTTGTAATAAATTTAACTCCAGTAGACCTTGATGTTAATGAAGTATTAACAGGTATTATTAATCCATAATTAGTATAATCAGGTGAAGTAATACTACCACTTATTATAGAAGGTATTAATTGATAAACATCAACTATAGTATTAGACGCATATGAAGCTTTGGGACGATAACCCATAACATATGCTTGAGCATATAGATTTTCTTTTTCCTTAGCGTACAATAGAAAATTTTCCTGAACTTGAGTATCAAGATAAAATGACATTACGTCACCAACGTAAGATGCCATTTCGATAAACATATTACCTGGTGTGGCCTCTGAGAAATCATTATAGGTCGTAGGGAAATAAGTTTTAGCATATTGTTGCAATGCTGCTTTAAAATCACCAAAATCTTTATTTAAATACGATATATTTTTATTTTCGTTAGCCATTATTATTGAAATTGTACTGTTACTTGATCAGATGCTTGAGATATATTTAATATATAATCAATACTTAAGTCAATTAAATTATAGTCTGTGTTAGGTGTTATAGAAATATTAGTTACTGTTATTTCAGGAATAAAAACAGATATACTATAAGATAAACTAGTAATTATAAGTTCCGAATTAGTATCACTAATTCCTTCAAATAAGAATCTTTTTAAATTACAACCAAATGTTGGATTCATTACTCGTTCACCCACATCTGTTAGTAGTAAATTAACTAAATTAGATTTAATTTGATCTTTAGTAGTATACGTGCTTTTAAATACACCAGGACCATTAAAAGGTAGCGATACCCCAATAGCAATATTCTTTTGTAAATCAAGTGGATTTACTCGTATCGTTTGAGGTATTGGCATATTATCCTAAATTATTTAAACCTGCTCTATCTTGTGGTGTCATGTTATGTGCAGCATCTGCTATAAAAGCGGCAAATGGATTGATTTTATCACCCGTTTGTTCATCAACAGCATCAATAACTTCTAGTTTAGGTTGAGGTTGTTGAAAACCAAAAGCTTCACCCATTTTAGAACGCAATGATGATCTAACATCTGGGTTACCAGGTATAACATCGTTGCTGGTAAAATTAAATGTTCTACCTTCACGTAATGCTTTTTTTTCTTGTTTTGCCATATGTTCCTCAAGAATATATGGTAATTCTTCATGGATAGCATCGATTACAGCTTCCTTGATTAATTTTTTAAATACTTTGACATTCATAATTATAAATATTTTATCCTTGTAAATTTTGTCGATCTATAATTAATTTTAATTGATCTACTAAGTCGTTAGGGTCTAACGTAAATGAATATTCACTTTTAATTACATCTACACCATTACTATCAACAGCAACAGCATAATGTCTTTTATTACCCTTTACAACAAACGCTTGATTTTGTTCTTCTTTAATTTTAAATGTAAATCCTTTATACGAACTAAATTGATCAACATTATTAAATAACGAATTAGTTAAAGATGTTAATTGTTGTTGATTTAACCCACTAATGTTTATTTGTTTTAATCTATTGATTAATTCATTTAATTTTAAAATTTCATTTTCCAATACAACAATAGCAACAGATATTATTACATTTAATGCTGATATTAATTTGTTTGCTTTTTCTAATGTTTTAGCAATTCTAATAATTAAACTAACAGGTATACCTATACCTGGAGGTACAGATGTTGGTATAGGGAGGGCTGAGAGTACAGATACTATTATATTAAATATAGCTATATATGAGTTTATCTGAGATATGATATTTTGTAATTTATCTAACTTACCAATACTATTATTAATTAAAGTAACAGTATTATTTCTTAAATTAGTAGCAATATTTATAGTTTCAGGTGTATTTGCTTGTTCAATATAAGTATTTACTTGATTTACTAATTCTTCTAATTTTGCTCTTTGAGATAAAACAGCGGCAAATTGATTTGATAATTGTAAAGCAATTATGGGGGCTAAAGTTTTAGCAGCGTTTTTAGCTACTTTTTTAGCTAAGTCTCTCTTAGCTTTATTTCGTTCGGCTTTGTTTTTTGATTTTTGTCTACCACTAATTGCTTTTCTATTTTTAGTATTCTCTTTTATTTTACTATAGGGATCACTTAAAATATTATTTAAATCAGTTTGTAATTTTATTTTTAAATCATTTATTTCTTTTAACTTTAAATTAAAAGATAGATTTTCTTTACTTACAGCTTCATCATATTGAGATTGAGTTATCTGTTTTTCTTTAAGTAATAATTCTAAACGTTTTAATTCATTACTATGATTTAATCTTACCTCAATCTCTAATGTTACTACTTCTTGTATTTGATTTTTTAAATCTTGTACTTTCCCTGTTGCTACTTGGATAATTTTTGTTTTTGCTTGATCTTTTAATTGATCACCAAAAGTTTTAATAGCAGTAGAAGATGATATTGTTTTTAAAACATCAGGAGAAATAACAGACGATATATTAGTACTATTAGACATTAGGCAGTAAATGTTTGTTGAGATAATATATTTTCTAAATCATTACTAATTCTATCTAGATCATTCAATAAAGTTTCAGCTGCTACATTAATATCAATAGCTGGTGTTCCTTCAGGACCGCTTATAACTGTTGAGAGAGATGTACCTAAAGTATATAAACTATTTAATAAAGAAGATAATAGAGTATAAGTTTTATTACCCAATAATAAAGGTTCGGTTGGTAATTTATCATTTACTGTACCTAAAAAAATGGTATTACCATTAAGATGAATTCGCTCGTCAGCATTTAAATTAATAATATTTTTAGTATTTAATTCAATATTAGTTTTAGCGAAGATCATTACTTCATCTTTCTTAGAATTTAAAACTATTCTATCACTGTTAATAATAGCTTGAGAAGAAAAATATTTAGAAACATCAGTTGGATTAGTAATAGGATTTAAAACTCCATTCTTATCAGTAATTAAAGGAATTTGTTGAGCTGATGTTAGATAAATTGATGATAAATCTTTATTTATTTTCTCAACATGAATTTTTTCTTCAGGTACATAACTAAAACCGTTTGTTAATATAGTAATAGGATCATCGTCATTCCCTGTAGAACTCCATTCATTTAAATTACTATATAATTTGGTAGTTGAACTAAATCTTAAAGCATTACCTTGTCTACCTTGTATTATGTGATCTCCTTCAAACGATAAAAGTGGCTTAATATTTGGATTCTCAATAAAAGTAAGTCCCAAACTAGCGTTATTGTTAGTTGGTTGAGAATTTTGTTGATTATTACTCCATATATTAATAGTACTAATATAGTATTTTTGAGTAGATGTATTAGATATTTGAGATGCTGCTGATGGTAAATCATCAATATAAACTAATTCCCCTAAAACTGGATAATATTGAAATTGAGGATAAAGAGGTTTAGCTAATTTACATGTATTTAAAAAATCATCACTGTTTGAACCAACAATATTTTTAGATTGATCATAATCCAAATAAAACACAGTACCTATCCCACCATACCCTCCAGCTTTTTCAAACATGTTTTTGGTAGGAGTATTTTCAGTAGTGACAACACCGTACACTTTACCCACCTGTGATTTTTTAGATGGAGTAAAGTTGTTTTTACCTATAGAAGATATAATAGGTGATAAACCGGTTTTTACTATCATTATTTATTTATTTGTAGTACTGGAGCTTGATCTAATAACTTTTGTCCTTGTTCTTGTATACTTTTTTGTTCCTCTATCAATGCATTAATCTCATCCATATTGATTAAATCTTGTCCAGCATTATTGTTTACAGTTGCAGCACGTTGTGCAATAGCCGCCATTTTTATTAGCTGTTCATTGTTCTTTACATTAACATCTATTAAATCTTTAACAGTAGGCATTAACATTGTGGCAGCACCTGTACCAGAAGTTGCCATAGGTTTCATTATATCAATAAACTCACTTATTTGTTTATCAGTATCTTTATTATTTTTATGTATTTTCTTAAATAAATCTGATAAAGACATATTATCAAATACAACTACATCATCGAAATTAGCCATAAATTGCGTTTGTCAATAAATATGAATATTTAAATTTTTATGTGTCCATTATTATAATACTCGTTATATAATTGAACATATAAAGTCTTTAATTTCTTAATAATTTTAGTAATCTGGGGAGTTGATACATCTGTTATTTCACGAATATAGATATACAATGCTTTTTTATTGAATATTTCCAACGTTTCACGTTTACGAAATAATTCAACAATAGCATCTGCCGTTTGAGCATCTTGTTTTTTAGGAAATAATTTAAATAAGTGAGTATCAATATACTTAATGTACTGATCCATAAAACTTTGTTCATCAAAAGTTACTTCAATGTTTTTGTCGTTTTCATATAATACGACTTGATCATCATCACTTTCATCAACATCAGCTTTTTCCTGGAGTTTCTTGTAATTATTTTCATTATATACAATAAGGTATCGTTTAGCTATAGTACCAAAATAAGAAAATGCTTTTCCCTTCTCAGGTTTATACAAATGTAGTTTTTCGAGTAAAAACGTAATTACTTCATGTTTAAGTTCCTCTATTGTATCGGTATCCGTATAATAAAATTTGAACGTATGGATTATGTTTTCTGCTAATTTGTAGAAACCATATTCTATACGTTCATTATAAATACGATTACGTTCATTTATATCTTCAGTAATAAGATATTCAACAATCGCATCCTCAGTATCTTGAGTAAAATATACACGGGGTTCTTTAGGTTTACGTTTACGTGGTTTTCCCCGTTTAGTTAGAGCTAATTTATCTTCATTGAATATATCTGCTCCATAATCTTCATAATAAGACATAGTTATATTTAAGTTTTAATCCCAATATATGGGAGAAAAATAACATAACCAAGTTAATTTTTAAAAGAATTAAAATCGTTTATTAAATTTTGTATTTCTCTTAAGTTGGAGAAAAAAGTACCAACTTCATCGTCTGCTTGAAAAGCACCTAATGTATCCAATTCTTTTAATTTATCATTAGAATTAGCAATTATAATACTAATAGCATCAATATATTCTCTTTGTCTATTAACAGCCTTTTCAAGAGCATTATTGCGTCTAATTAATAAAAATATTCCTATAATGATTAATTCTACTAAATGTATTAATAATATAGAGAGCCACATAACTATATGTTGTTAAATTGGTTAGCAAAGTCATCTTGTTCTAATGATACCATTTCACTTGTTTTTTCAATTTGATTCTTTAAAAAATCAATAGATTCTAAAATTTGATCTTGGTCTACTCCTCTATTTACTTGGAATTGAATTTTATTAACAGTAGCCTCTAATTGTGTTAACTTTTCTAATACGTTGTTTTTGTATTTCATAATATATGTTTATATATAAATATACGATTCTTTTCATTCCATTCATTCTTTTCATTCCATTCATTCTCTTCATTTTCTGCATTTAAATTATTTAAACGTTTTCAGGTAAAAAAATACGTCCTTTATCTCGCTCAGCCAAAAAAAAGAGCAACTCATTTCTGACGTTGCTCTAAATATTGTAAGAAATATATGATTATTTATGTAATTCTTCACGAACTAATTTTCTTAACATTTCTTTTAAGTTATTCTTTTTAGCAGGTAAATCATTCACTTTAGGAGGAGCTTTTAAAAACGTTTTAGCTACTTTTATTTGTTCAGGATCAGTTAATTCCACTTCAAAATAACCTTCAAGTTTATTATCTTTTATTTTGTTACTATTAACAGGAACGTCTAATTTTTCAAGGCGATTTAAAAAAGCAGCCTTATCCTCAATTTTTACTTTATATAAAGACATGTGTTATAATTTACAATAAATATGTGTTATATTTGCCCCTATTGGCTCCTCACCCACAATTCTAAATCCGTATATACTATTTAAACTAACAACTTACTCTAACACCAACTATTGTTATTAAACAAAAGCATTAGTTTATTTAGCCTTATCCTTAGTTTTACCCAGTTGATTTGCCCATACTACAGTAGAATACTTGTATCCTAACTGTTCGATTATATTTTGAGCTGTTATCGAATCAATAGAAAACATTTCCCTATGTGTATTAACACGATATGGCGCTAAATGTTCGTGAACTTCTTCTTCCAATAAATCGGAACGATAACAATTAAATGAAAATACTGGGATCCATGGTGTAGGTACTCCTGTAGACGCTGATATTTGCCTAGCTCTTTCATCAGGAGTATTAGTAGTCATACCAATTTTAACCATTCCGGGGACGGAACGATTAACTAATACGTAAACGTATTCTAACGGACGAACCGCTCCGGATGAATCTAATATAGCATTGGCTAAGTACCTTACTTCTTCCCATTTATCATCAACAGATACTGTAGTGAAAGCATCGGCTTTTTTAAATTTATCATACGATAGATGAATGTAATATTTTGATTCATCTGGGGTTACATATTTCATATTAAATATTTGTATATGAAATTATGGTTTTGGTTTTGCCTCAACAACACTTCCACTCATAATAGCTTGTTGGTATTCTTCAAGCGTTAACCCATATTGTAAAGCTTCTGTTTCTCGTTGTTTCTGGATATATTGAGTGAAATCCTCTTTGGTTAACAATATGTTATCTTGTAAATATTTCATGAATATAAATATATACTTTTGTCGACGCAAAAAGACGTATTAGAGGAGATTTTGTAGATTTATAAAGTTGATGTAAAGGGGTTATTTTGGAAATTGGGGAAGTGGTTTGGGTATATTTGTATATACTGTCGGCCCGTAGAGATTGTGTGCGAGTTGAGAATACGTCTCATTTCTTTTTTACCGCGCGCGCCCCATCGATGGACCTCGATTGGCATGGGAGCACTTCGCTATGATTCCGCTATCGTTCCGCTATCATTCCGCTATCATATGTCTTTTTAAATTCATAGCGTAAATGTACATACTTAATTCTGCCAGCTATAGCTCAACAAAATTGTCCCCATAACCCGTTTCCTTGGCATCTATTGAAACTGCCAACCTAATAATAACCATAACCACTATCAATGTTGGAATAATAATCATCATCATAACCTTTTTATTTAAATGAAGGTAGGTGGTCAATTCTGACCACCCACGTTTAATTTACTTTTCAGATATTAGAACATATTGTTTTGGCCAATCCACTATTGCTGTTTTGGATCGATCTAAGAAATAAGCTCCGTAAGTTGACTTTAATAACTGACAAGGTACATCACTTTTAATAAAAGCTCTTTCAGCTGATTTTAAACTTGTAAAGATGTCAATGTTTGAATTTACTGTTTTTGCCATGTGCTTTAATTTTTATAACATGAATGTAAGTGGTGAGTCTTGACTCACCACTTTTTGTTCTACCAGAATAAACAATTTATTACTACTACATCTTCTAATAAGTCTTCAAATTCTTTATCTTCACTATCTGTTTCTTCATTCCACCATTCTTCTTCAACTATTGAATCTGAATCTAATTCTACTGTGTAAGTGTAGTCTGTGTGATCAGTGTGTTGTAATACTACTTTTTTGTTTTGAGGTAACACTTGTAAGTGTTTAATTAATTCATGTACAGTCATACTATTTAATTTTATAACATAAATGTATGTGATTAATTCTGACCACCACCATTCAATTTATCTTCAATTTCCCCAATTGCATCAAGGCTAATATAAGCTTCCCTTGCTCCTAAATGCCATTCTATAATTTCATCCTCAGAATAATTTCTATATTCCTTCCAATCGTAAATGGTAATTGCATTCCATTTTACTCCATCGCTGGAATGTTCTACTATCCACTCGTATTGTACTTTTTCACTTACATCACCAACATAATAATCTTCTGAGCCGAATGCTTTTCTTAATTGATTAACGGAAGCTTTAATTGTATGACCATGGAATGATGTCCCTACCACATTTGCATCTAAATTAATTCGTAACATAATTTTTAATTTTTGGTTTAAATGAAGGTAGGTGATCATTTCTGACCACCCACCTTTTATTTATTATTCTTCTTCATCATCACTTTCATCAAATACACTATCATCACCTCCACTTTCAATATACTTCCAATTCAAATTAATATAATACAATTCACTCATATCATCCATATATCTTTTACAAAACATAACAAACTCTTTTTCACTTATATTTTCACCTTCTTTAAACTCATTTTTAAACTCTTCTAATACAAACAAATCTTCAAAATTCTCAATTACTTCTAAAACTAAATCATAATTACTTTTTTTCATAACTTTTAATTTTTATTTATATAAATATATATAATTAATTCTGACCAATCTATTTTAAAATAAAATGGGTGATCATTTCTGACCACCCACCTTTTATTTTACTGATATTCAGGTTCAATTTGACTTAATTCCTCAAACAGATCCCTATTATCATTTATCAACTTGATCATTCTGATACGGAAACGTTCATCACGATCATTGCTAGCTGGTTCTTCAATATTTTCCATACAGTCAACTAAGTCATTGTATGTGTTTTCGAATCTGCAATAAGACATGTTTGCCATAACTATTAATTTTTGGTTTAAATAAAGATATATGGTTAATTCTGACCAACCCACTTTAAAATAAAGGTGGATGGTTAAAATTAACCACCCACCCTTTTAATACTAAATTAAACTTCTATCTAAATCCTTTAAATCCACCATAATATTCTCTATTAACACTTTTAAATCCTCATCACTAAACTCTTTATCACTCTCATCATCAGTTATAACTTTAATAACCTCATCATTATAACCTTTTAAAATAGAGGATAACTGAATTAAACTGTTACTGTAACTCATAATTTTTAATTTTTATTTATATAAATATAATATAAAAATCCCGCCAGAAATAAAAATAACCCCAACATAAAAATGTCGGGGTTTTAACCATTAAAAATTAAAGCTATGAACCTATTTTAAGACACTTATCACTAAGCACCTAACATCTTATCCATAAACGAGCTGGAGGCTGGTTTGTTCCACATACTCATCATTCTATTAGCGTTATGGATTGGTTCTCTATCTTTCCATCCAATACCTACTTTCATTTGTTTCATCCAATCTGCTTCTTTTAATTGCCTTTTTGGATACGTTACCTTAAAATTGGGCTCCCCTATAGGCTCCCCAGCTGCCCTTTCACCATAAATCTTTAATTTAAGGCGATTGACCATTTTGTCGATAAACGATTTAATAATTTCTTTGCTCATTTTTTTAATTTGATTAAAGGTAAGTAATCAACGTTGCCAAATCGCTCCTCTTTTTCCCACAATACATACTTTCATTTTGGGACGAGGGTACTGTTTGACTTTAAAGTACGATGTTGTAGAACATGATGTACAAAAAACAATAATTGTTGTTAAAAAAAAGATTAATTTTTTCATAGGATAAATGTACAAAAAAAAATTCCGCCTGTCAAATAACAAACGGAATTTAGTTAGCCGGTGTAAAAAAAATCATTTACGCTTCAACTGCTTCAACCGCTTCTTCCTGCGGTTTAACTTTTGCTGGACGACCTGGCTTTGCTCCTGGTACTCTAGTTGCTAAACGTGCTTGGCGGGCTGAATCTGCATTCACTGGTCTGCCACGTTTAATTTCTCCACCTGCTTCTACTCTAGCAGCTTGAGCTGCTAAACGTGCTTGGCGGTTTGAACCTTCTATTACCGGACGACCTCTACGTGCTGTTGTTACTACTGTTTCTTGATTTGACATAACCTTAATTTTTGTTTTTTTATTTATTAATTGTGTGATATAAATGTATGTGTTTAATTCTGCCCAATACCGTTATTTTAGAATTTTTAGTCCATAATGTATACCTGCATGGAAGACCTGTAACAAATCATAATGATTATAAATTGTAAACTCCAAGTTAAATCCATCCATTACTTCATTTAACTTTTTTACTTTATCTTTTGGTATGTAATTTAATACATACTCAGCTCTGTCTTTTGGTAACCATAATTCGTATTTCATAACGTTTAATTTTGTTTAGATAAATGTATGAATTAAGTTTTGCCCGGTTTATTTAACTACAGAAAAAACTTGGCCTATAACAAATCTTTGTGCTTCAATTCGTTAAGATGCTCCTGTACCCTATTAGAGTACTTAGTGGATAGCTGAATTGCCATTTGGTCATCCATTCCAATTTGCTCAAGTATGTACTGAGTGTCTTCTCCATCTAACTCGAGCTCTATCAATTCCTTAATTACTTCTTCTAATTTTGATTTATAATACGTCATGCGTTTAATTTTGTTTAGATAAATGTATGAATTAAGCTTCGCCCGGTTTATTTAAACCTACACCCAAACCTTCATATTTAAACATAGCGTTCGTTACATAAAATTGGATTTTTACTAATGAAGGCATTTTGTTAATCTCATCCAACATTTTCACCTTATCAGTTTCCTTAATTTTACTGTTACTAACTAAGTCAGTCATGTGCTGTTGTGCTTCAGATAATGTTTTGGACTGATACACTTGTTGAACACATTTACTTAAAATTGAATTTAATTTCATAGCGTTTAATTTTTATAACGTGAATGTACGCGTTGTGTTTTGCCAAAAAATATACGAGCAGTAGGGAAGCCGAACGAGGTATCTAGTGTGAGTTTTCAATTGCAACATATCCGCTCCTAGGACCTAACGTGTTCGGCTTCGCTATAATAAATATACGACTGTATTATTTAATCTCCAACCTTACTTTTCCACTTAATTTTAAAAACGGCTACTGTATTACGTGAGAGTAGAGTATCCTTAATTTCATTACCATAGTTACAATAAAATGCTACCTCATTAATACTAGAATAATTGTCCTGAACAACAATATTAACACTACGATTAGGCGTAAATGTTTGACGAATTGTGTAATTTGGTTTCATACTATTTAATTTTATAACATAAAGGTAGGTGGTCAATTCTGACCACCCACATCTCATTTAATTATGAATGAAACTCTATGTACATAAAGTTATAACTAGCATTATCACCATGGTTTAATCTTTTAATTTGTCTGGGATCATGTATTGGAAATGAATTGGGGTATTCTTTTATAAATTTCTTAACATAATCAAACGTCGCTAATGTCCATTTTTTATTTGCATTTGGAAGAGGAATAGCCAATATCTCATCATTTACTATTTCAACCTTATAACCATGTACCGTATCACCAACTGCTTTAACAGCTTCTTCAATCGACTTGTTTTTAAACACCTCCGGAAATTTCACTTTCAGTTTTTTCTTCCACTCATAACAAGCAGACTCATAAGCTTCCATCAGAAAATCCTCATCAACTGTATGGCTCTTTGAAGTTGAGATCAACATTAAACCATTATGACCTATTAAACATTCATTACCCTTCTCGTCTCTGATACCTACTAAAGTATCATTGGCACTTGGGTGATGACAGGTAGAAAAAACTGTTGCTTCTGTATTTCTCTCAAAACCAGGATTGTGCTCTGTATACCTGAAGCCCATTTTACGAAACATCGTATCAAACGTTGAATACACGTGTCCTGGCTTTACAACTTTTACTTTGTCTCCTACTTTTATCATAGCTTTAAATTTGTTTATATAAATGTATGTAAAAAACTCTGCCTAGTTACGCTCGTTTAGGTCTACCCTCATACCACCCGTTTGTTTAATAATGGATGCTTTAGCTGCTTCTCGACGCGTTATTTCCTCTGCGCTTAGTGATGGACGACCACGTTTGTTACCTGTGGTTTTAGGAGCAGATTCCGGCTTTACCTGAGTTGATTTGGGTCTACCTCTGCGTCCACCTGATCGAACACCTGCTTCCATCTTTAGAGCTTCTCGAGCTTTCCTCACCTGAGGATCGAGTGCCGGTCTTCCCCTCCGTTGAGAGGGTATCTGGGGTTTTGTGGATCTTTCCTCCCTCACTTCCACCTCCTCCACTACATCTCTATCTAAAACAATTTTACGTTTAATGAGTGATGGATGCTTAATCACCTGATCTAAATCATAGCATCGGAGGCCTCCATCCTCACCCCTCACCTCATACCCACCCAGTGGGTAAAATTTATTTTCACCCGGCTCAAACCGCCTTACTAAATAAAAATTTAACCGGCGCTCGTAAAAAAAAGGAGCGGGTAACACGCGCGTTTGAGGCTCCATCGGAACAAACTCCGGATCTATATCGGTGTATGCTTGAAAAAAACCTAATTGGGTACCACCTACTATTAATGGTTTATCTATTATATCCATAGAGATAAAGGTACGAATTATTATTATGGTAAAAAAATCTATTGTTTGGCGAAGAAAAAAAGTTACATTTAATGTGCTATTGAGCAGGCGCCTTATGAAATAGGTGAAGAGATCAAAAGTAGGCTACTCAAGACTCTACATAAAAAAACTCCAAGCATTGGTATGAAGATACGTAAAAAACTCTGCCCGAACACATGCAAAAAAGAAACCGCGCGTTAGCACGATTTCTCATTACATCAATATACGTAAAAAACTCCGCCCACCCCACTTGCCGTGTGGCGTTGTGGGGTGGTGGAGAAAAATTATTTATTTATTAAATAAAACAATTCATTTATTTTACTGAATGGGATTGCTTGGCACCCAACGTTAACAATACTTTTTGAGTAATCAACTACTGCTTTATAGTCGCTCGTTAGTTGTAGTGTTTGTTTTTCCCAGTTATCACAGTATTTAATAAATTCATCGATTGTGATGAATGTCTTCTCCTCACCAAGATATTTTCTTGATGAACTCGTACCACACAACTCATTACCATCAAAACATATGTTTGGGTACTCTTCATAATCAGAATTAAATGCTCCTGTGTAAACAGGAACACCTTTGTCTTTAGCGTACCGTAATAGTGAATGTTTTAAACTATTTGTAGGTGTTTCTACAGCCATGTTTTTAGTAAATGTTTTCATAACTTATTTTTATTTGTTTAAAATTACACAAAAAACTTTGACAAAAAAACTAATTTCTTACAAAAAAAGAATGTGTTTTACGTACAAAAAAGTGCGTTTTCGTAGATAAGTATATACTTTGTCGAGTGGATGTGTCGGAGCGCGACATGAATTTTATAGGTTGTACATAACGCCACAGCTCACCACGCTACCACCGTTCCACATACCATACGCGCTTTATAAAAAACTCCGCCCGCCTACACCATCCACATTTCCACCCTTGCTATTACCTACCCACCCTTTATCACACCCCCACTTACACAAAAACTACCGTTATCTGTTGCAAAAAACGCGCAAAAAACGCATATCTCTCACTACACGATGCCATTTTTGATACAAAAGGTATTGTAATTAACCCAAGTCCAAGTTCCCGTATCGTCATTCATCATACACAAATAACATTCATCTTCCACATTACCTATAGCCACCAACCCAAATCCTTCACATATTATACTCACGTATGAATTTTTACGTAGTTTATCAAATTCTTCCCGTATATCAAAGTCCCACGGCATGTCCGGATCATTTATATCACACCATTGTTTTGAAAAGTCTGCCATTTTATTGTTTTTTTTTATTTGTTTTGAAGTAAAACTTTTGTTTTTATTCGACTTGATTTATCTATATGGTAATAGTACCAGGTAAGAGCGGTTTCGTAATTGTAAAATGTAGCTCCGTCTAAATCATGTGGTCCGAAATAATCAGTCCATCCAAATAGAAAGATATATTTTTGCACTTTCCAATAAGGTTCTCCTCCATTTATTAATAGATCTGATACTTCTATTAGTCTGTATTTTGCCATTGGTTATTTTATTTGTTCCTGGATATATTGTTATTTATTTTTTATAGTATTTCACCCATTCCATTATACCGTCAATCGATTCTTTTACAAATACACTTTTATCGTATCCACTTGTTATTTTTGTTTGAGATAAATGTACGATATTTACTTCGCCATTTATTGTAGTCAGGACAGGAACGAAAATTTCATAATGTTTGTTTTTTTAACCACAACTGATAGACGGATTCATAATCCATAATACCAACATCATGTGAAGGTAAATGTTCTTTTAAGATTGCTCGTTTTTCTTCAACAGATAATCTACCCCACCATCTAACAGATAATTCACGGTCTGTTAATTGTACTCCAATGTCTGATTTAATCTTAATTAAGTCTTCCATAATTTTATTTAGATAAATGTACGATATTTATTTTGCCATTTATTACTGTTCAAAATACAAAAACTCTACACATTCGGCGTGTTCAAACATTCCTTGATCATTGAATAGTGACCAAGCCCCATCAGCATCTGACATTTCCACTATTTCTATTACTTCATTCACTATTTGTTTACCAAACAACGTAATGGCTTCTTGTTCAAACAACGTAATGGCTTCTTGTTTTCCATGATTTGTCATAACTTGTTATTTTTGTTTGAGATAAATGTACGATATTTACTTCGCCATTTATGCTAACTCATGAAAATAAAATGTTAGAGCTCTGTTTTTACCAACAACAATGTTGATACATATATCATTGATTTGATATTCTGCTTCACTATTAATTAATTTTTTAGCGCGAGTAAGTTGTTTTTCAACTGATTTATCATTTACTTCTGATCTTGGATTTAACATATAGCTAGTAGATACATACTTACCACCACAACCACATCTACAATGGTGATCTTTACCAAGATATACACTTGAAATGTTTTCGATTTTGGTGTTTAAAAATTGTTCTTTTGTCATAGCTAATTGATTTTTTATTTAGATAAATGTACGACAGTTATTTTGCCATTTAATGTGTAGTCAGGACAGGATTCGAACCTGCGATAGTCTCCATCAGCACATTGATAAAGCAGAGACTCCGTGTAATGGGATGCGAACCAATTTTCTCAATGTTTCGGTACGTGTTCCTCTCGCCACCTGACTATATTTTCGTTATGATAAATTATCTTTTATGTATTGTTTAACTGAACTAGGCGGGTAGTGACAATATCCACAATCGTCTTCAATACGTTCTAATTTATTAACATTAACTCTGACTTTTATTTGTTTTGTTTCTGGTTCATAAATTCGTAACTCGGTCCCATCTATAACATAACACCATTCTATATTATTTATATGTATTTTTCTTAATTCTGACCTCATAACTTGTTATTTTTATTTGAGGTAAATGTACAATGTTTATTTTGCCATTTATATATCTATTTATACTTATTTATTTGTTTAGCTAATTCATTTACTTTATCAAACGATATCTCTTGACAACCAACTTTTATTACCTCTTTATTATAGTCGATTTCAGCACTATAATCCTTAGTTAGTTGAAAAGTACTAATGCTTTTAATAGAATCTATAAATTTTTTAGCAGTTTCAATAGCTTTTTCCCATTCTGATTCCAACAAAATTGCATTGCCTAATGTGCTACTAAAGGCAAATGATGGTGGATATGGTATACTATCCCAATTATTTGATATATAAATGCAATTACTGCGTTTTAATTCTGAAGGAGTAAATTCTGTAAAATGGCTAGCGTGTTTATAGCCCATTGCTTTTAATTCTTCAGCGAATGCATTGTATAGATGCCATGAATTTGTTGTACTTTTTACTGCAAATGGTCTTTCCATAACTATTTTATTTTTTAATGTAATTAATGTTCGTCTATTTAAGTGTTAGCAGTAACCTTACAGATACTACACGTCATTTGGGATTTCTAACATTTTCATAGCAAAATCTACAAATTGACTATTTAAGCCAAGATGTTTGTAT